CTTGTTGGCACATCTCCTGGATCTCTTGAAGGTAATGATGTTCCTGTTGGCATACCAAATTGTTTACTTGGGTCTCTGCCTGAACCTGAAGGTAATTGAAATGCACCTGGTCTTGTTTCTCTACCAAATCCTGGAAATCTACTTAAAAATTCTGGTTGTTGAAAACCTGCTCTTTGTGCAAATCCACCTGCTTGTCCTAAATTATAACCAGTATAAGCCCCACCTGCAGCCCCTAATAATCTACCAATACCTGAAGCCCCTGCATCTTTAGCTTGCCTGTAACCTTGATAACCTCCATAGGCTGCTAATGCGTAGGGTAAAAATTGTAGCATTTATAAAATTCTCCTTTTAAGATCTTAAATATAGAATATTACCATTTTACTTGGTTGATATCAACTCATCGTAAAACTTACCTTGATATTGGTGTTCACCCACATGAACTATGGAATCATTGATATAGGCATAACATTTACCACCTAAGTCTCTCCAAAGCTTACAGAAAGCGAAATCCTCACCATTGTAGGTCTTCTCTTTTGGGTCATGTAGTGTATCAAAAAAGTTCCACATATTAGGCTTATCAACATATTCTCCATTGATAACTGTCTTTTGCACTATTTTTTTGTCAGGATATTTGTCAATCATTTTCTCTATAACTTCTCTTTTGATTAACATACATCCAGTTGGTGAATCAGTTACTTCTATGACTCCTTTGTCTACTTTTATGTTTTCTGGATTGGGCACTTTCATTGGATAAGAGTGTAGTGCACGTCTAATATCATCAGGTGATTTAATTAAACCTTTTTTCATTTTTTCAAAAGCTTTGTCCCACATAAGTGCTTTTAATGGATATGGCACAGATATTATGGGTTTATCTAATTTTAACATACTAAATATAGATTTACCTTGAAAATAAATATCAGAATCTATGAACAATAAATGTGTAGCTTTTGATTCTAAAAAACCAGCAACAGACAAGTTTCTTCCTTGTGTAACTAAAGATGATTTAACTAAATGAAAGGATACTTTTAATTTTTGTTTAAAACATTCTTGTTGAAATTCTATTAAAGCTTGTGTGTAATGTATAGAAACTTCACTATGAACAGGAGTAGCAACAAATACCTCAAATTTTTTGTATTGTTCTGTTTTTTCTTTCCACAATGGTTCAACAGCCTTTTCATAATCTGATTGCACTTCAATATTTACTTCATGCAGTGTTTGGTATGTATCTTCATTTATATACTTATTGTTTGACACGTAATGCTCCTTTCAAAAAATTTTGCCATTCCGTAGCTTTTTTATCCCAACTATAAAATCTTTTGTAATATTTTTGTTGCTCTTCTAAATGATTTTGTATTGTATCCGTATGTAAATACCCTGCACATACATCTATTGCGCCTGCAATGCTGACAGCTAATAGTTCTAAATTTTTTGTGTAATTAACATATACAGGCCATTCCGCACAAGTTTCTGGTAATGCTCCGAAGTTCGTTGTAATTACATGCAAACCAGATGCCATAGCCTCTAAAGCTGAAGCACAAAATGTTTCTTCAAAAATAGATGGATATACAAATAGATCATAGTCTGTCATATGTTCTAATATGTATTCATTAGGTTTGTACCCTATGTAATTTACATTAGATAATTTTTTTGCTTGATCAAACAAAGCTCGTGTGTCGTTATTGGCTTTTTCCGCAAACTCACTTCCATAAATTTGATTAGAACTATATACGTCTAAAGTTACATTTTTACTCTGAACATACTGCATTGCTAATAATAAAACATTTAAACCTCTCCAAGGTGTACAATGATGTATAATTTTTATAGGTTCACCACGTTTGTATATTTTTCTTTTTGGAAAATGATCAACACCATTTTTTATAACCATGCATTTGTCTTCAGGTAACTGAAAAAAATATCTAAACTTTTCAAAGTTCCAATGTGAATTAAAAACGTACCAATCATACTCATCATGTCTTTTTTTGTTCCTAAAAAAGTTTTGTAAGTTTGGTTGGTCCCAAGAATTTTTTTGCCAAAGAATATTAACTTTGTTTGGATCTAACGGAACTTTTCCTGGTATAGAAGTACAAATTTGAACTTTATCTAATAGTTCATTAGGAACGTACTTATGGAGTAGTTCCATTTGTAATTCTGTGGCACCTCTAGGTTTCATTATTTTTTTGTATGTGCTTCTATGTTTACACGAGTAACTTTAATTTCTAAATCTTGTCTGAAATCATCATTAGTTGTATCAGTATTGGGATCTGCTACATCTGCATCGAAGTCAGCTTTAGTAGCATACACTTTTCCTGTTCTTTTATTTTTAATAATTTCTTTTGCCTCTGCTGGTATCTTTGGTATATCATTCATTAGACTCTTCCTTGTTTATGGTACTTCTTATACGATCTTTTTTCATTTTTGTTAAGTCTTTTTTTATGACGACCAGGACGTTTTCTAGGCTTAGGTCTTGGGACGTAATGTACAAATTTTTGTCTAGCCATTGATACAATTTACATTGAAAGCAACTGAAATTCTAGTCTCATCGCTTTTGCTTAATCCAACAGAATGTTTTAAATGTGCAGGAAAAATAATTAAAGTTTTTTCTTTTGGTTCTATTTCACAATCTGGTCTAAAATTAGAATCTTGAATATAATCAATTGCACCATTGAAACTAGCTGCTGAGTCGTTTCTGTGAAAAATTATTTTACCACTACCTCTTGGGTATTTTAAATAATACACTCCTGAAAAATGAGAACTAGGATGCAAGTGAATTTTATTATAATTATCTTTACAGTTTTTATTTATCCATAAGTTACACAAAGAAAAAGTAGTTTTTCTATTATAGGAATAGCTTTTTGCTAAAATCGAAGCTGTTTTTGCTAACAAACTTTTACATATTTTTTCATCATATATAAAATTACTTTGAAAACCCCCTACATTTGATTTAAAAACTTTATTATCATTTGATTCTTCTTTTTCGATAGTTTTTAAAATTTGTTCATCTACTTCAGGGTTAAAAAAAGAAGTTAAAATTACTGAGTCTTCAAATATATTTATTCTATCCATTTTCTTGGGATCTATCTATTTGTGCGTAACTTATTGCCCCTTGAATTACATTACTTCCTGTAGCTGCTTGTACTGTTATTGCATCACCTGCTTCTAAATTTAAACCTTGAGGTGCAGCGTTAACTTGTGTTTTAGCGGCTAAATCATTTCTAAAAAATTCATACTCCGTACTTGAATCAGAGGAATCTACTAAATTCATGTTTACTAAAATAGCAGATGAAGCATCACTGTTTGCACAATAAATACTTTTAACAATTACTGTTGCATCAGCAGGGCAAGTAAATACTGTAGTCTTTCCTGTACTAGCTTGTTTGAAACCTTGATTTTTATATCTTATTGTCATGATAAAAAATAATTAAAAGCATCCTGTTCATTTTTAAGTTCTTGTTGATAAGATGTATTTAACTTATCTTGCATCGTTCGTAAAGACTGATTTATCTGTCTTTGGTTTTCTTCTGTATATTCAACAGTTGGTTCAGGTATTACGATATCTACTCTAGCCATGTAAAGCTGCTCCTCGCTCAGCGGAAGAACCCGTGCTTGCATTACCTCCACTACCACCTCGACCATCACCTCCACTATATTGGCCTCCTCTATAGGCATCTCTTGTAGTAACAGTTCCAAATTGTCCCTTGTTTATTCTGTCTTGTAAGTCTCTTGTCTGTTCTCTTCTTATTGCTTTTTCAGTTCTTTTTGCTTGTAAATAATCTGCTATAGTTTTTGATCTTCCAAAAGTGCTTGTTTGAAGACGATTATTAAATCCTGTTAAAGCACCAATGCCTAAACCAGCTGGACCTAAAAAACCAAAACCTAAAGGACCAGTGAGAGTTGAACTCAATCCGAATGCTTTACCTAATGCAGGTAAACCAAGTTTACTTGCAGCCACATCTATTGCTTTTTGTTTTGCCATGTTGGTTATAGCTGTTCCAATAACATCTCTCATGTCAGGAACTTGTTGCTCTGGTGGAGCAAATGCAGCGATACCCATGGGTTGCATACCAAAACCTAATTCATTTTCCATTATGCCCTCATTCCGTCTGGTTGAATATCTGCTCTAAAAGTCCCATAACGCCAACTTTGATCAGTAGATGTGTTTTCTATTTTCAAACTTGCAAATCTTGTTCTAGCCCTGGTATCAACTTTATTAGTTGTGCTGTTAATTGTAAACGGACCCAAAGGTGATGAGGTTGCGGTGTCCGTTGGAAAATTTCTAAGATTAATTGTTATTCTTGCATCACCTGTTAAAACTTTAAAGTCAGGAATAAATCTTCTCATACTCATTAAAAATTGACCATCTCCTCCAACATTTAAATCGAAATCACCTGATTGAATAAAAGCAGGGATAGCTGTTTTAGTTCCTGCAGAATCCACCTGATTTACACCTACTTCATGAGCATAGTAAATAGTTGATCCATTGACATTAGTTACTCCTTGTATTGTTGGAAATGTAGGAGTGCCTGTAGAAGTAAATTCAGTAGCATATGGTTTTTCATAAAGACTGGCATCTGTCCAAGTCGTTCTAGCTAAAGAACCCGTAGTCCAAGTTCCATTTTGATAATTATAGGTTACGCATCTATCGACTTCGTTACTACCACTTTTTGCATAAAACCAAGTTATTTCTTCATATAAATGATTAAGACCTGCATACACTGCTTCCCCTTGATTAAAGTTTATACCTAAATTACCTCCAGTAGTTTTAAAAACAAAATCCTCTACTAAACAAGGTAAAGCCTTTACTGTACCATCGTAGACAAAAAAACCACCAGACTCTCCAATCCAATAAACAGCACCGTTTACATATTTTATTGAGTGTTGTCCTATTGCTCCACAATTTGAACCAACTTGTCTAACAGAAAAAGTAAAAGGAGGACCAACAAATTGTATTACATAAGCAGAGGTATCTGTAAGGACAAAAGTATAATCCTTACCTTTTACAGCCCCTACAATTTTTGTTCCAGAGTCTACTCTAAATGATCCTGCTGTATTTGTTGAAGTGGCCGTATAATCACTAATATTTTCTTGATCTGAAAATCTTATAAATAACTTATCTTGAGTGCCTGGAGTTCCTATGGTTGTTTCTGTTCCTAACATAAATAGATGTCTATCTCTGTCTGAAACTAAAGACATTACTGATGCAGTTGGTGCATTTGAAATAACAGTTGCTCTTGTAGTTAAGGCATTAGGATTAGAATTAATTGGATTCCATGAAAAGGATTTTCCATTTTTAATAGTAGCTATCAATTGCTCTCCAAAATTATCAAGTGACCAAGATGCTGGGTCTATCGTCAAAGTTTGAGATAAAGAGGCTTCACCCCAACCTGTGTAATATTCAACTCCTGCTCCATCTGAATGTGCAGATCTTGTGCCCGCCACATCTCTTGTAATTCCAGTTAAATCATTTGATGAAATTCCTGTATAAGAAATAAATTCTGCTCCTACTTTTATTACTCCCGTGGTTGGAAATCCTGCAGTGGATCCTAATGTTATCGATGTACCAGAACCTCCAGTACCATTTGTATCATCTAAAAGAGCACCGTTTAAAGTTGAAAAAACTTGCTGACCACCACCCCATAAACCTGTGCCCCAACCAAATCCATAAGTTTGTGCCAACGCGCCAACTTTTTCATAAGGATTAACAACTGCAGAACCACTATTATTTACAGTCGTGCCTGCAGCAGATGCCATTGTAATTGTAAAATCATCACTACTTGGTACTGAGATCACTTCAAAAGTATTTGTTTCAAAGTCTGAAGCAACATATCCAGCTCCTGTTGGAGGTGTGACGGATGTAAATGTAAATAGGTCTCCAGCTTCTAAACCATGAGCTGCTTTGTTTACAGTCACAGTAGCTGAAGTATTTACGGTATCAAATGTGCAACCTGTTATCGCTGTTGCTAAAGGTGTAATGTCATAAAATGCACCTTCATAATAAATAACTAAAACTCTATTAGTCCCAATAGCAGCGTATCTTCTTCCATCTAAATCTGCCCAAACAAACTGTTCTCTGGCTGCACCAACTAAAGTGTTTGATAAAATTTGTTCCCAACCACCAATTTTTTCAGGTAGTCCGTATCTGAATCTAACAAAGTCGCCATCAGTCCACTGGCCTTCTGCACCAGTCTCTGTGACTTGTTTATTAAAACCTGGTTGTATTTGTACATTTGTTAAAGGCATAAGGTATTATACCCCATATAGAGGTGTTTTTAAACCTTGCTATTAATAGGTTTTTTTGTTTCAATTTCTGTGTTTTCAAATGTATTTAGAGTTTGTAAAGAAGGGTCTATTCTTCTATTAAATTCCATAACAATTTTTACTAAACTATTACCAAAGTGTTTTAAAAATTCAGGAGATAAATGTAATTTTTTAAATTTAGATATAATTTCAACTTCATCTTTTGTAAAAATCATATCAGCTGAGCCATCTTCTTTTTGATTAAACTTCACTTATTAATACCCCAAAAAATTCTTTTATCTAAGTAATGGTCTTTATATTTACCATCCTTATTAACATAATGTAAGAAAGCTTGCATTTGATAGTCACCTAAAAAAGGTTCTCTCCAGTGCTCTACTTCACATCCTAAATAAATTGCTGCATCTCCTATATTTAAATTCATTGCTTCACCATCCATATAGATTGGCCACTCAGTTCCATCACTATTTATATTTACAGTAACACTAATTTCACAGGCTGGTCTATCAGTATGTTTTTTCAATTCTGAAAATTTTGTATACATTCTCCAAAAAGCATACGTTCCTAAAAGATTTAAGTTTACTTCTTTTTCTACTATATGTTTTTTTTTAAATAAAATTGATTCCATAATAGGATCGCCATAATAATAAGTATCCCAATTGTTATTTTGCACTGAATCAAAACTATCAGCATTTGTTCTATGTTTTATTTCACCATAAATTGATAATAAATCTAACTCATCTTTTGATAAAAAGTTTTTAATAACTTTAAATTTAAAATCTTTTCCTATACTGCCCATGATACTATTGAATACCTTTCACCTTTTATGACAGGTTTGACTGAATGAGGAAATAAAAAATTACTAGGCCAAACTATCATTGTATTTTTTTTTCTTTTTATAGTGTATTGTTTTGCACTATCAGGATATTTAAAAACTAAATCCCCACCTTCATAATTATCATTAATTAAAAAAATGCAACTAAACGTTCTAGGTATTTTTGCATGAGAATCTATATGAAATTTATAGTGACCACCAATTTTATATTTTAAAATTTGAATATCAATTACTTGAAAACTTATGTTTTCTTCAAAACTTTCTAAATATTTTTCCACTGCATTTTTAAAAAAATAACATAATACATTTGTCCAATGTACTTCAGTTAAACTTTGAGAGTGTAAACCTTTTAGTGTCCATCTAAACGTATCTCTAATATGTTTATTGATATGACCACCTTTCTGCTCAGGGCCTAAAATATCAGCGTCTTTAAATTTATCTGAATTTATACAAATTTTTGTAAGTGCTTCTAATAAATTATCAGGTAAAAAATTTTCAAAAACTTTAACATAATCTTCAAGATTTTTTACTTCCATTGTTTTTTCTTCCAATATCTGTTTTTATAATTATCTACAACTTGTTTAAAATAAAAAAAGGAACGATCAACTGTTCCTTCTTTTTTTTCTACTATTTTCATTTTCCATTTTTCTCTTTTAAATGGAATTACTTGAACATAAGGTGTTCCTCTTTTTAATGTAGTTTTTAATTCAGGATATTTATCTCCATTGACTACAAAGGGAAAGTTTACTTCTAATATAAAACTGTCTGTGTCTACAATTCCAGGAATGATTGAAAATCTATCATCTTGATTATTTAAAGGGGGTAGAAATAAACAAGAATATCCTGGAGGTGTTTTTATTAACCAAGGATTATTTATCTTCATAATTGAAAAATTTTTATTTTTTTTACCATAAGGGCATTCACCTATTTGTTTTAATGGATGAGAGTTCTCCATTAATGGTTTATAATTGATATTTATGGCGTGTGTATGTTTTGTATTTAGATCTGCATCTGCTATAGCTGGTAAACTTCTGCTAATTTTTTCACCATCAACTTCAACATTATGTTCTAAATATATGTCTTGATCTAATTTTAATAAATAACCACTTGTTAAAGTATCCAAAAAAGGCATACAGCCTTTAACAGTCTTTTCTACTGAGTGATGTTTTAATTTTTTAAACCAATCAGGTATATTAAGTTTTGTAGGAACAGGTAAGTTGTCTTTATTATTTTCAATAAATTCTTTAGAACATTGAAATTCGATAATGTTTGAAAACATTATTAGTTATTAGTGTCAATTAAGGAATTTGTAAAGGACTAATATAACTAATAGAGTTATCGTGACAGTATTGTTCCCATGTTTTATTTAAAGGATAAGTCAAAGAGTCGTAATTAAAATCACTTAAATAATTTCTATAAGATTGTATAGTCGAATATAAAGATTTACTTGAATTATTTTCACCAATTAAAAAAGCATCAAATTGTTTAATTAAATCTTCATGATATTGTTTTAAAAGCTTTATGGATTCCTCTTTTATTTCTTCGGGTGTTGCTCCTATAATCGTATTATCTTCATCTTTATTTGTAATAGTTAATGTATCATTAGCAAATGAAGTATAAACATCATCTTTTTTTATCCTTAAAAAATCAGCATCACTTATATCTTTTACAATATAATCAGTTTCATTAATGTTTAATTCATTTTTTTCAGTTTCATTTGAAGCGATTCTGTAAATTTGATTATTTGAAATAATTACGTAAGCCATTTTTATTGACCTCCATCATCAAAAAATATTAAATAACCACCTGTTCCAGATTGACCCGTAGTTACATTTGTGCCATTTCCCGCATTGCCCGGACCGCCTGCTCCTACATTTGAATCACCATGAAAGAAAGCATTGGTTAACAAAGCTGTTCCTCCAGGAACACTACCCGTACTGCCATCTGGTCCATTAGAGCCTGCATTAGGAGTTCCGGTTCCACCATTGCCTCCATTAGCTGTTAATAAACCAGTTACATTTGTTGCACCACCTGCACTTCCTGGCTGACCAGGTTGGCCCATATTGTTTCCAGTTCCACCAGATCCGCCTCCGCCTACAGTAAATGCTATAGTCGCAGATGCTGTAACGCTTCCATTAAAAAATCCGAATCCACCTGTGCCTCCGTTTCCTCCTCTTTTATTAGAAGCTCTTTGAGAGCCTCCACCCCCGCCTCCGCCTCCAAAAGCGAATGCGTAAAATTTACTAGCGTTAGCCGGTGTACTTATGTTTCCACTTGCAGGTCCTTTATTTCCAGTTATTTTTCTTGGAAAATATGAACCGTCTCCTCCAGCACCTGACGATGCTGCCGTTAATCTTCCTTGAGCATCAACAGTAATATTTGCAGTCGTATAACTTCCAGCACTTACAGTAGTATCTATTAATTGATCAGCTCCTACTGCATCGTCTGCTATTTTATCTTGTGTAACAGCATCATTGTTTATAGCAGCAGTAACAACTGCGTTATTTGAAAGTTGAGCAGCTCTGATCGCATCGTCCGCAATTTTTGCGTTTGTAATTGCATCATCAGCAACTTGTGCTGTCCCAATTGTTCCACCTAAAGTATCTAAAGATACTTCGTTTAAGTTTGTTCCATCTGAATAAGCGGCATAAATTTTTTGTGCGTCAGGAGTAAAACCTGTTCCCGATGCAGTTTTGATTGTGAGATTCGTTGGATTAGTTACAGCAGTGACATCAAAAATATAAAATTTTTCAATTGAATCTGGTATGGTGCAAATAGTTGATGCACCTGCAGTAATTGTTGCAAATTTTATTACAAGATTTCTTGCGTTTGATAAAGCACCATCTGACATAACTAAAGCTGTAGTTGCTCCAGAAGAAAGAGTTACTTGTTCAAATCCAGCGATTGCTTGTTGTACTAAATTTAAATTTGTGTTTGTTTTATCACCCCATGTACCAGCGTTTTCGCCAGTTACCATTAGTTCAAGTTTTAAATCTGTTGAATAACTAGATGTCATAAATTTTTTCTCCTAAATAATTATAATTTTACCTTAATCAGGCAGCTAAATCAACCACTGTCCAATTGTTATTTACTCCTAAATCTACCTCTTGCCATGAAGTAATATTAACACTTCCTACTGAAGCGGTCATTTGTATGCCAGAAACATCAATACCTGCTGTTCCTGTTGCTGTTACAGACCCAATAGAACTTGTCATAGATAAGCCAGAAACACCTATTATTTGTCCAGGTATTTCTGCGTGTTGGCCTAATGACATTGTGGCTTGTTGGCCTGTTACAGTCTCATTTGTAGATTGAACTAATGAAAAAGTTCCTAATGTAAATGTGCCTGCAATACCAGTAACATCTACAGGAGTTTTTAAACCAGCTACTGTTGTACCAATTGAGCTAGTTAAAGATCCCGCACTAGTGACGTCTACGTCTGCATTTGCATCAAAATCTAATGTTCCTATTGTAAAATCAAGTTGATCCTCAGCTGCAAAAACGGTTATATCTTGATCAATTTGTAATGAGAAACTTCCAAAAGTAGAAGTAAGTTGTCCTGCACTTGTTACAGAAACTGTAACATCTGTTACACCTGCAGCAGCTCCAATTGATGAAGTTAAAGCTTGTCCAGTTGCAAGCACCGAGTAAGCCTCACCCCAAGCAAGGTTACCCCAAGCTCTTCTACCCCAACCAATACCTGTTAATTGTGATTCATCTACAGTAGCAGTGCCAATACTAAAAGTTGCAGAAACACTTCCTACTGGAACACCAATTCCTATTGTAGCACTTCCTATACCTGCTGACATAGTAACAGGTCCAGGATTTTCGATTACAACAGAAGTGCCACCAACAGTTGTACCTTGAGAGGATGTTAATTGAATACCAGTAACTTCTACTGTTGCGTTTGCAGTAATTGTTACTGATCCTTGAGATGAGGTTAAAGAATTACCTGATCCACCCCAGTCATTTGAACTCCAAGTAGATTGACCCCAATATTCGGAGCCTGGCGACTGTACTAAAACTGTTATGTCAGCCACAAGGCTCCTCCTTTAAATTAAGCTAATCTCAATATAGCAGCAGATGTTGTGAACGCAGGAAACTGAATTGTAAACGTTCCTGACGTTGCAGTTTTATCTCCACCAAAATCTAACACAGCGACTGCATCAGTAGTGCTTGAACCACCATCAGTTGTCGTGTTGTAAATTAATGCACCTCTTGCAGTAAGTGTTACACCTACAAATGATAAATCAGCAAAATCAGTAATCGCTACTGATGATGAAACTTTCACACCTTGATTAACTAAAGCTTTACCACCAGCTGAATATCCAGATGGTGATGATACTTCGTTAGATGTTGTATAGTTTTCAGTTGATTTTCCTAAAGTTGCAGAACTTGTGTACATCGCTAACTTGTAAGTGTCAGAAGAGGTATCAAAGTCATGTTTTCCTTGAAGTAATTCTTTTTTAAAAGAATCACAAATTGCGTTTGTTGTTATAGCCATAATTATTCTCCTTAATATGTTGTGTTTGGAGCAGGTGATTGAACTTTTACTCTTGGTACTCCATCATCATACTCCCCACGTCTTCTTCTACCCATTTGTTGTAGGGCAAAATTCTGTAATTCTTCATTATACTTATCAAAATATAGTTTGTACATATCCTGGGGTCCTTTTAAAAATCTAAAAGCTTCAGCTAAGACTCCGTGTAAAAGCATAGACTCTTGATACGTTGATAAAAAAGTGTTGTTTGTTGAAGTAAAATTTGGTGCGTCTTTAATATAATTTATTTGAACAGTGTCAGCTGCAGCAGGTGTGGGAGCTACAATTATGTTAAAATCGTCATAATTAGCATAATATTTAGGTGTTCCCTGCGCACCTGTTCCATTATACTCAGTAATAAAACTTGTATCTCTTTTTTCTAAAAATTCTCTATTACCACTTCCGTCAATTCGCTCAACAGATCTTAAAATTAACAAATCAGATGGCATTGATACTGCCCTGTTACCAGCTGTAAAATTTGAAGTAGCGTATTTTCTTAAATCATCATAGTCTACTTTTCCTGCTACATCTAATTCTACGTTTCTTATAAAATCTTGTATGATTGAATCTGATAAAACATTACTATCAACTTCAGTGTAGTTTCTTACTTGTGTTAAAAATGCTGCGTGTGTAACTGCCATTATGATATACTAACCTCCACTGAACCCATAACTGAAATAAGTTCTCTTCTTCTATTTTGTAAAGATGGATCCTCTGGAACCATGCTATGTATTGTTGTAGTTATTCCATTAGATGTAACTTGAAAATCTTGTGTTTTAAAAGCAAAGTCTCCTGGAAGCGTAAGGTTAGCTACACCAACAGACGTGCCTCCAGAATCTGATATTGTAATATCATTTTCAAACTCTACGGTTGGTTGTTGAAATCTTTGTGGTCTTGCATTTTGTAAAGCTATAGCATCACTTACTGCTTGTCTTCTTCTAATTTGTGGATGTTTAGGTTCAAACTCTGATATATGTACAAGAGATCCGTTCCATTCTTTAACCATTTCATTGTAAGGGAAAGCCTGACCTGATCTATCAGATATTGCTAAAGAATTTTTACCTGTTGCAAATTTTGACATATTTATACTCCACTAGGATAAAATGATTGAGGTGAAAGATAAACAGATGTTCTTTGACCATCTTCATCTAAAGCTCTTTTCAATTCATCTTCATAAATTAATTTATTTTGTTGAACCATCTGTGGTGCAACTTTCATTGATAAATAATAAGCTAAACCTGCACACATGCATGGTAAAAATCTATAAACAACATCTGCATCATTTGTATAAACGCCAGCATCTTCAATTCTTTTTATGACATAATATTTCAATGTTGTGTATGTGTTTAGATCAGGTGCTTGATATAAATAAATTTTAGGAGTTGTTTTTCTTTCAACATAATATTGTGATGGTTGACCAGTTGCAAGTTTGTTTGGCAAAGCAGCATATGCAGATCTATCAATTTTAGTCAAAGATATGTCTTGTGTATCTGCATTATCGCTGGCAGTCGCTGTAGATGAAACAAAAGCCTCTAAAACATCACTGACATCTGATGCAACAGAATATTCAGCTTGTCCTGATACCATAGCATTTTCATTTAATTCTACTTTCCAAAGATGAATACCACGATTACCCCATTCAGCGAATAATAAATCTAAACTTCTTCGAGCAGATTTTAAATCATAACCAGATGTTGTAGTGATTGCACACCTTTGATAACCCTCTTGAATGATATCATCAATATTTAAATTAAACGATGTAGTTCCTGATGTTGCCATTATCTTTTAAATCCTTTTAGTAAAGAGCCATAATATTTTTCATAACTCTTATTTGAAATTTTAGTTCCATCGATTTCAGATTTTATATAGCTGCCTACATAAGGTTCTTTTACTCTCATTTGTGCATCACCAGGAGCTTTTGAAGTAGTTTGTCTAAACATAGCCCTTCCCATTGCAGCTTTTTCTACTCCTTTTATTTTCCCTTTGTTTTTTGAAGCATAGAAAACTTTTTCACCCTCTTTTTTGCCATATTCACTCTTCATGGCTTTCATAATTTTCTTGCCTTTTTTTGTAAGTGGCATAGTTCTCCTTTTTACGATTGTACAACTTGCCTGATTGTACCACTTTTTGACTAAATTTTGAAGACCTTAGCTTTTTTGCTATGGGGTTTCTTTTTGGCATTATATTTTAAATTTAATGTTTAACGATACTCTACCCTTATCTTTAATAGTTGAACATAAACTTACGCCCATCTCTGATTTCACCAG